TGGAGGAATGACAGATGGTTGTTCAGAAAAAAGCACTGATGGAAAGTCTTAAAATGGCAATGCCTGGTATTGAAACGGGGAATTCAACTTTATCGGGTGCAGATGCCTTTATTTTCCATTCAGGCAGGATTTACAGTTACAATGATTTGATTTCAGTTGCAGTGCCAATTGAGCAGGCGGGATTGGTTGAAGAATCAATTGAGGGTGCAGTTCATGCAGATGAATTCTTTAAGGTTATCAGCAAATTCCCTTCAGATGAAATTGAATTTGAAGTTGCCGAGAAAAAATGGGTTTTGAAAAATGGTAAGGCAAAGGCTGAATTAACCCTGATGGAATTTGAATATCAGACAAGACTTGAAGGTGTTGAGCCTGCTGAAGATTGGGTTGATTTACCTGAAGATTTTGCAGATGGACTTGGAACTTGTTTAATGCAGAATAACAAAACACCAATGGCAGGAATTGCAGTAAAGGGTGCAACAATGTATTCAACTGATGGATGGCAGGTAAATAAATATGACTTCAAAGATGTTGATTTATCTGAATTTTGGTTGTCTGATAAATCCGTTGCTGAATTGCTTAAAGTTGGAAAATTGACTTCAGTTCAGTTGAATGGAAATTGGGTTCATTTTAAGTCTGTAAATGAAACAGTTTTTAGTGTAAAAACCCTGCAATTTAACAAATTCCCGCTTGAGGCAATTGAAAAGGTTCTTGCCATATCTGATGATAAGGAAAGTGGATTGCATGGAAAATTCCCGCTTGAAATGTTTAATGCAATTGACCGTGCAGTGCCATTCAGTATTGAAACAGTTGAAAAATCTGCAATTAGATTAACACTTTCAACTGATGGTATTTTAGTTGAATCCGAAAGAGCGACGGGAAATTATGCTGAAAAAGTTGATTGGGTTGAAAATTTGGGTGAAGAATTTGAACCTATTACCGTATATGTTGACCCTAACATGATGTCATTTATTGCGAAGCGTTCAACCGAATTCTATCTTGTAAAGCAGACTTTGAAAAGTGGAAAAGAGGCGATGCGTTTGTTGTTTGTGACTCCAACATCTACACACTTGATTTCAACAATTGATGTAAAGAAATAATTGATTCCTGCTAACTGATGTAAAAGTCAGTTAGCATTATTTTCTTGAGGTAAATATGAGTTTATTTGATTCTGATGATATTAGAATTTTAAGGGGTGAACCTGCACAAATGGTTGTAAAGAAAGAAGTTGCAGATGTAAAACCTAAAAAGATTGTTTATAAAGAACCTGATTTAGATAAATTGATTGTTATGGATAGAAAGGTGCAACTTGACCATGAAAAATATCAGGATTTTACAATTGAAAATTATCCATATTCACTTAATTTTTATGATTTTGAAGTGTTTATGTGCGATTGGATGGTCGTTATCGTTAATCCGATTGAAAACATAAAAGAAGTTATTGTAAATGATAGAAAAGCATTAAAACGTTATTACAGACACCATAAAGAAGAATTGTGGGTTGGCTATAATTCAAGAAATTATGATACATACATTCTTAAATCAATTTTACTTGATATGAACCCTAAAAAAGTAAACGATAAAATTATTATGCTGGGAATGAAGGGTTGGCAGATTAGTGATGAATTTAAAGATATTCAGTTGCTTGATTTTGACATTGCTCCTGCTATGCAAGGATTAAAACAACTTGAAGGATTCATGGGTAATAACATAAAAGAAACAAGTGTTCCTTTTGATTTGGATAGGGAATTAACAAGACATGAAGTTGTGGAAACAATTAAATATTGTGGGCATGATGTTGAGCAGCTTATTGAAGTATTTAAGATAAGAAAAACAGAATATGATGCACAAATAGATATGATAAACACCTTTCATCTTGATATAGCAAAGGTTAGGGCAACTAAGGCTCAATTAAGTGCAAAGGTTATTGGGTGTGAAAAGAAAGAACATGATGATGAATTTGATTTACAGATTGTTCCAATTCTGAAACTTAAAAAATATAAACTTGTGCGGGATTGGTTTGAAAATCCTAGAAATCATGATTATAAAAACAGTTTGGAAATTGAAGTTTGTGGAGTTCCTCATGTGTTCGGGTGGGGTGGTCTACATGGTTGTCCTGAAGAACCTCTGCACATAAAAGGTCGATTATTCCATGTTGATGTTACTTCTTATTATCCATCAATTATGATTGTTTATGATTTTCTAACTAGAAATTGTGAGAATAAGAAAAAGTTTAAGGAAATATACGATAAACGTGTTGAACTTAAAAAAGCAGGCAAGAAAAAAGAACAAGCACCATATAAGATTATTTTGAATTCTACTTATGGAATTTGTAAAGATAAGAATTCAAGTGCTTATGACCCTCGGCAGGCAAACAATGTTTGTGTAAATGGGCAGTTAATGTTGCTTGATTTGCTCGAGCATCTTGAGGGTTATGCCGATATTATCCAATCAAATACTGATGGTATTATCCTGCAAGTTGCTGATAATGATGATGCTGAAAAGAAAATGCGGGAAATATGTCAGGAATGGATGGATAGAACAAAAATGGGATTGGGTTTTGATGAAATTTCTGAAATTTGGCAGAAAGATGTAAATAATTACATCATGCGTTTTACTAATGGAAAACTTGAAAGAAAAGGTGCTTATGTTAAGGAATTAAGTGAACTTGATAACGATTTGCCGATTGTGAATAAAGCAATTGTTGATTATTTAACTAAAGGTGTGTTGCCTGAAGATACAATTGCTGAATGTAATGAATTAAAGCAATTTCAAAAGATAGTTAAAATAAGTTCAAATTATTGCATGGGCTGGCATAATGGGCATTATCTTACAGATAGAACATTCAGGGTTTTTGCTAGTAAAGATAAATCAGATACTTACATTGGAAAATGTAAAACTGAAGGTGCAACTATCGAAAAGTTCGCTAATACTTGCGATAATGTTTTTATCTTTAATGATGAAGTGAATGGTGTTGAAATTCCTGAAAAACTTGACAAGACTTGGTATATAAATTTAGCCAAAAAAAGAATTGCCGATTTTGGAATTGACTTAAATACAAATAGTTTATTTTAAGGAGTTATAAATGAAAGAAACTATGGAACTTAAAAAAGAAGAAGTGAATCACCCTGAAAGATATGGCGGTGATACGACTTATGAATGTATCAAAGTTCTTGAAGCGTGGTTACCAGAAGAACAATATAAGGGTTTTTTGCGTGGAAATGCGTTGAAGTATCTTTGTAGGGTTGGCAAGAAAGATGAAACCGTGCAGGAACTTAAAAAAGCACAGTGGTATTTGAATAAATTGATTGAAAAGGAGGAGCGAAAATAATGCTTTTTGAAGATACATCGGTATATAACATTTATAATGCGATTTTGGGTGCTAGGAATCCAAAAAATAGTTGGAATAAAAGTGATTCGATTTTTAAAGGCTATAACGGAAAAATTGAAAATACAGTAATTGGTGAAAATGACCTTAAACTTGCACAAAGCCTGATAAAAGCAGGTTCAGAGCATAGAAAGTTTATGCGACAGATTTTCGTATGTGTCGATATAACTGCTCCGCTTTACTGGTGGAAAGAGTTTGATACATACAAAGTTGGAACAGTCGCAAACTCAACTTCTACAATGCACAAGTTGGCTGATACTCCAATTACAAGAGATTGTTTTGAATGCGGGAATTATATTTTGCCTAAAACAATCGAATTTCTTGAGGGGTATAGAAAAAATTACAATGAAACTAAAGACAAAGTTTGGTGGAAAAAACTTATTGTAAATTTGCCTGAATCTTGGTTGCAGAAAAGAACGGTTACTATGGATTATGAAAACTTGCTTGCAATGTGCAGTAAAGGGCAAAGGCGATTTCATAAACTAACAGAGTGGTCAAAATCTTTTATTGATTGGGCGAGAACATTGCCGTATGCTCAGGAACTAATATTTATTGATGAGGTTGTAAATTGATATGGAATACCGAAAACATGATTGAAGAATTTATTTCAATTGGAATGAAAGCCTATAAGAAAAATTCTAAAGGTAGTATTGAAGCAAGAAAATTGGATAGACATGAATCTGTAATAATACAAGGGCAAGAATTTACTTGTTGGAGGGAATATACAATTTTCAAAATGGCTGAATATATTTGCAAAGTAATTCCTAAATCAAGAGTTGAAGTTATGCTTGATGGAAATAATTCATCAATTAAAATTGAATTAAATGAATTTGAACAAGAAAAATTAAATAGACAAATGTTTTTGTTTTTAGAAAAAATAAAATAAATTTTGTTTATTTTAATACTATAATTAATGTGGAGGATAAAATGGAACTTTACAGAAAATACAGACCACAAACTGAAGATGAAATGGTTGGTAATGAATCGGCGATTAAGGCAGTAAAAAAGGAACTTGAAAATGGTAGTCATGTTTTCTTGTTTACGGGAAATGCTGGTTGCGGAAAAACAACAATGGCAAGAATCATCGCAAAAGAAGTTGGTGCAGGTGATTTAAGCATTCGTGAAATAAACTCGGCTGAAAACCGTGGTATTGATACCGCAAGGGATATTTTGGAGCAAATGCAGTATATGCCGTCTGATGGTGATGCTCTCGTGTGGATTTTTGACGAATGCCATAAGTGGACTAATGATATGCAGAATGCAATGTTAAAACCGCTCGAAGATACACCCGACCATGTTTATTTCTTCTTGTGTACTACCGACCCACAAAAACTGATAAAACCGCTTGTTACAAGATGTTCAGTTGTTGCAATGAAACCTTTAAGCAATGAAGAAATGACTTACCTGCTTAAAAGGACTGCAAGGGCAGAGGGTAAGAAATTAACACCTGAAGTTGTAAATGCAATAATAGAGCAGGCTGATGGTGGAAGTAGAAAAGCATTAAAATTGCTTGCTAAGGTTCTTTATTTGGATTCAGAAGATGAACAATTGGAAGTTCTTTCAGCAGGGGTAGATGGTGAAAATTCTGAAACAATTGAGTTGTGTAGATGCTTGCTTTCGCAGGGTTGCAACTGGGCAAAACTTGCTCAGGTAATTAAAGATTTGGATTTGAGTGAGCCTGAAAGAATCAGGCAGGCAGTTATGGGTTATATGAATTCGGTATTGTTGAAAGGTAAAATGAATCAGAATGCAGTTTGTGCATTGCAGGCTTTTAGTCAGGCTGATACATATAGAAATGGAAAATTTGCTATTACAGTTGCGTGTCTTGATTATGAATCACTTTTAGGATAACAAGAAAAAAGATAAGTGATTGTATGATGGGTAAGAAAATGGTTGTTGTTGATGGAAAAAGAACTTGGCAATAATTTTTTATAAAAGGTAAATAATTTTATAAGATTATCTATAATTAAAGTATAAGAACATTATCTTGGAGGATTAAAAGATGAATGAAGAAAACAAGATTTTTCAGATGGTTGAATAATGCAATCTTTTGGAAGAATTTTCAGATTATGAAAACTGATAAAGATACAAAAAAAGGGTGAAGATGGTTATTCAACATGGTGTAAAACAAACACATTTTAAAGGTGGTAGAAAATGACAAAGGCTGAAACATTGGCAAAAGAAAATTCTGAAGATGATTTTCAGAAAGATTTAACAATCAACAAGTATAAACTTGATGAAGAATGTATTTCCCATGCCTCAAGATATGCTTATTATGCCGAGGCTTGTTCATTGGCAAAAAGTAATGTAAGTGAGGCAAAAGATAATCTTGAATATGTTATGGCTGAAGCAAACATCAGGATTAGGAAAAATCTTTCTGAAAGCGGGCAGAAATTTACAGAAGCTATGGTTAGTTCAATGCTAACTTTGGATTCTGAAGTTGATAAAGCAAAATCTGAATTGCGGGAGGCTGAAACAACTTTTGGTAGATTGCAGGTTGCGGTAAACGCAATGGATGCAAGAAGGTCTGAATTGGATAATCTTGTTAAGTTGTATGTTGCAGGCTATTATTCGGTTGCAGATGGTGCTGGTGTTAAAAAGTCAATTAATGAGAATGTGGCGAGTGATATTCGCAGGAATCTCAGTAAAAAATAAAAGGAGTTCGATATGGTGAACAAGAAGAAAGGTGGATTGTCAAAACGCTATCAGGCAAGTTTTGAAACTAAGGAAAGTAAGGGCGGTTCAAGAAAAGGTGTAATGGATTGGCGAAAAGTTGACGGTGAAGTGAACTTTTTTAAGCCTGCTGAAGGTAAAAACAGAATTAACATCATTCCTTATGTAATCAAAACAAAGAATCATCCGCTTGTAAAGCGTGGGGATTTTGAAATTGGTGATACTGATTATGTGATGGATTTATGGGTTCACCGTTCAGTCGGTGTAAGTGAAGCAAGTGTTATCTGTTTGAAAGAAACTTATGGTAAGCCTTGTCCGATTTGTGAACAATCAGCACTGCTTGCTAAAGAAGGTAAGGACAAAGAGGCTAAAGACCTGAAACCTAAAAGACGTGTGTTCTACAATGTTCAGGATTTGAAAGACCCTGATAAAATTAAGGTGTTTGAGGCATCACACAATCTGTTTGAAAAGGAATTGATTGATGAGGCTCGTGATGATGAAGAGGGCGGATTCGTTGATTTTGCTGATGTTGAAAATGGTAAGGAAATTAAATTCCGTGCAAGTGAAACATCTTTTGGTAAGATTAAATATATGGAATTCAAATCGTTTGGTTTTGAAGACCGTGATGAACCTATACCTGATGAACTTGTTGAATCGGCAATTTCTTTTGATGAAATTATGAATGTTCCAACTTATGAAGAAGTTGAAAAAATTCTTTATGGGCAGGAAGATGATGAAGATGATGATTCTGATGAAGATGAAACACCTAAAAAATCATCAAAAAAGGTTGCAGATGATGAAGATGAAGATGATGAACCTGCTCCTTCTAAAAAATCTAAGCATCGTGATGAAGATGATGAAGATGAAGATGATGAACTTCCAAAAAAATCTTCTAAAAAATCATTTGATGATATGGATGATTTTGATGAAGATGAAACACCTAAAAAGGCTTGCTCAGGAAAATGCAAATTCGGTCATAAATTCGGTGTTGATGTTGACGGATTTGATGATTGTGATAATTGCGATTGTTGGGATAGTTGTACAAAGGCATTCCGTGAAAATCGTTAATTATTAATTGAATCCAAAGACCGTTGCCTTGCGGGGGTAACGGTCTTTTTTGTAAGGAGTTGAAAATGCACATTAAAGATGTACTTAATAAATGTGAAGAACTTGGTTTGCGTATAAGTAAATCAGGTTTGTATCAGATTGGTTATAAGAAAGGATTTATTAAAAAGGTTGATGGTAGGGTTGATTTTGATAAAGATAAATTCTTTGAATGGGTGGAAAAACACAATGAAAAAGTTCCTGATGGTTATTTAACACTGAATCAGTTGCATGATGAATTGAATGTTAGTTTGCCTTATATCTATTTGCTGATTAAGGATAAAGATTCAGGTGTAATTAAAGCTGGCGCAAAGGGGGTAATGTATGCAGACCCAAAAAGAATTAAAGCAATTATCAAAAAGCGTGAAGATAGCCATAAAGAAAATTGGTAAGGAGCAGAAAATGGAGCAGATTTATTTCAAAAGTGGTTGCCGATTATTAGATAAGGTGCTTGGTGGAAAGAAGGGAGTGTTGGGTGTTCCCGCAGGTAGATTTATCAACATTGTAGGTGACAAATCAGCAGGTAAAACATTCTTGAGTAATGAGTTCATTGCTTTTTCACATTATCAGTACGGGGATAAGTTCAAATGGGTTTATGATGATTGTGAATCAGGTTATTCATTTGATACAGAATCCTTGTATGGATTTGAGATTATGCCAGAAGATAAAACAGAAAGAAAACATTCTAAAAATGTTGAAGATGCTTTCTGTAATATCACTAAGTTCAGTCAATCATTAAAAAAGGGTGAATTTGGTATTTATGTTCTTGATTCGCTTGATGGTTTGACAAGTAAAGAGCAGGATGATAGGGCAAAAGAAAGATTAAAGGCTTTTGATGATGGTAAAGACCTTGAAAAAGGTACTTATGGAATGGGTAAACAAAAGTATTTATCTCAGGAGTTTTTTCCACAACTTTGTGATACAATTGAAAACTGCAATGTACTTGTGATTATTATTTCCCAAATCCGTGAAAATTGCGATATGTTCAGTTTTGAAAAATATTCCCGTTCAGGTGGTAAGGCAATGGACTTTTATGCTCATTCAGTTCTTTGGCTTGCAACTTGCAAAAAGATTGAAAAAAAGGATATGGCAGTTGGTGTTGTTGTAAAGGCTAAAACAACAAAAAGTAAAACACCTAGACCATATCGTGAATGTTTCTTTTCATTCCTTTATGATTATGGACTTGATAACATTGGAACAAGCATTGATTATCTGTTTGATTTAAGAACTGATAAAGGTGAGTTGAACAAAAAGGCAGGTGCTATTCAGTGGAACGGTGATAATGATTATGATAAAAAAACCCTGAAAGAATTTCTTGATGAAAATGAATTGTATGAAAAATATCAGGATTCAAGATATGCTGATATGGATGGAACTGATGCTGAAAATATGTTTGCGTTTATCCAATCTAAAAAAGAATATAAGCAGAAATTCAATGAAAAATTCGGTGATACAATGACCCGTGATGAATTGATTGCTTATGTTGAAGAAAATAATCTTGAGCAGGAACTTGATGAAAGGGCAGACAAGAAATGGGAAGATTTTGAAGATTCCATTAAAAGCAATAGAAAAAAGAAATTCTATTCATCTCAGCCTGAATCTAAGGTATAATTGATTAAAAGGCAGGTGCTTTTGTGCCTGCTTTATTTTATTTATGGGGTAATTTGTGAGTCAGAAAGAAAAAACTAAGTTCAGGCAATCAGCAAAGTGGAAGAAGTTTAGGAATTATCTGAAGAAGTCGAGGTCTGTAGATTGCGTGACTCTACGACCTCTCAGAGCAGGATGGAATTTGCATCATCTTAACCTTGATGAAAAAGATTATACCGATATATCAGATGAAACACATTTTGCCTGCTTAAATAAAAAAACGCATGATACAGTGCATTTTTTATATGTTTATTATGTAAAAGATGAAACTATTTTAATCAGGTTGAAAGAAATATTAGATAAAATGAAAGAATTAAATGGTAAATAACTATAATTAAAATAAGCGAGGTTTTAATGATGCAGTTATTACATGGTGATTGTTTAGAGTTGATGAAAAGTATTCCTGATAAATCAATTGATATGGTTTTATGTGACCTGCCTTATGGAACTACTGCTCATAAATGGGATAGTGTTATTTCTTTTGACAAATTGTGGAATCAATATGAAAGAATTATAAAAGATGACGGAACTATAGTTTTGTTTGCAGTTCAGCCGTTCACATCAATTTTAATATGTTCCAATCTTAAATTATATCGTTATAATTGGATTTGGGAAAAGGAATCTCCTAATGGTTTTTTGAATTCATCTTATGCTCCCTTGAAAAAAACAGAGGATATATGTGTGTTTTCTAAGGCTACTGTAGGAAGTCTGAGCAATAATCCGATAAGATTCAATGTGGATAGGAAAAATATGAAGATTAAAAGAAATAATCCTAATTCTAATTTTAGAAAATCATCAGGATATAAAAGTCTTGGAAATAAACTGAATACAAATGAAGAATTTATATCGTCAACAAACTGTCCTAATAACATTCTTAAATATAAGAGGGATTTTGAAAAATTTCACCCTACTCAAAAACCCGTTGCCCTGCTGATGTATTTAATTAAAACTTATACCAACGAAAATGATACAATTTTAGATAATTGCATGGGTAGTGGTTCAACGGGAGTTGCCTGCAAGAATACAAATAGGAATTTTATTGGTATTGAAAAAGATGATAAGTATTTTGAAATTGCTAAGCAAAGAATTGAAAATGGCTTTGTTCAGGAAGATGTAAATATAAATGAAAATTCACCATTATTTATGTAAAAATTAAAATAATTTATAAAAACTACTTGACTTTTTATATAAATTGCTTTATATTTATAAATGTAAGGAAAACTTACAAGGAGTTGTGTATGGCACATGGACTTATGGATTGTGATTGGATGTTATCGGTAAAGGAAAGACCTTGGCATGGAATTGGAACTGTTGTTGAAGATGCTCCAACTTCAGATGAAGCAATTAAGATGGCAAAACTTGATTGGAAAGTAAAGCAGTATCAGGTTAAGGCAAATGGCATTGTACTGCCTGGCTATTATGCCAATATTCGTACAGATGCTAATATCCCGCTTGGTATTGTAAAAGAGCGTTACAAGATTGTGCAGAATAATGAGGCATTTGATTTTGTTGATGATATTGTAAAATCAGATGAAGTTGAATGCCGATATGAAACCGCAGGTAGTCTGTGGAATGGAAAAAGAATTTTCCTGCTTGTAAAATTGCCAAATCAAAACCTGCTTGGTGATGATGTTGAAAATTACTTGTTCTTTACAAATTCACATGATGGAACTTCTAGCCTTATGGCAGGAATTACAAATGTTAGGGTTGTATGCAACAACACCCTGCAACTTGCAATGAAAGAGGCAAAGCGTGTTTGGCGATGCAGACATACTTTGAATATTAAAGATAAGCAGTTGCAGGCTAAAGAATCACTTGGTTTTGCAGTAAAATATCTTGATGATATGGGCAAGGTTGCTGAAGAACTTGTTGCAAAAAAGATTGATGAAGAAAAATTCTTCAGGGAGTTGTTTGCAACTAAAAAACTTGCAACAATGAATGAAAAGAACCGTGAAGAAGTTGTGACAAGAATGCACCTGATTTACAATGAAAAAGATGATTTGCAGAACTTTAAGGGAACTGCTTGGGGTATGTATAACGCTATTGCGGATTACTGCTCAAATACAGTTCCATTAAGGCAGACTAAAACCTATGCTGAAAACAAGTTGGCAGATTTCTTTGATGGTAATGTAATGTTGCAGACCGCTCAGGATTTGCTGATGGTTGCATAAAATCAGGCAGTAAAAAAGGGGGTTAAAGAGGTGTGTAAAAGCACCTCTTTTTTATTTCAATTTCTATAATTAAAGTGTGAGGTGAATATGATAATCTTAAATGCTGATAAGTTTAAGAAAGTTTGCAAGGTAATGTTAAAATTTTGTAAAAGTAGGGGTGAATCTGAAAGAAGATACCACAATAGGATTTATATTGATAAAAATGTTATGACTGCAACTAACGGAAAAATTATGATAATCAAAGACGTTTCCAATTGTGTTTCAAATAATGATAGGTTCAGTTTCCCTGCTGATGTAGACGTAAGGAAAAGCATAGAGTTCAATGATGAAAAAATCATTATTGATGGCGAGGAAAGACCTTATTCTCAGTATGATTTTAAGTATGAAAATGCAATTCCTATGGGTGCTTATGTGGAAAAGGTAATTGATTTTTCTAAATATCCAACCATTAGAATTCCTGCATCGAATGGTGGTGAAGTTACATTCACTAATGATGAAGTTATTTTCACATACAATGATGATGTTGAAACAATCGCTAGTTATGGTGACATTTATGAAACTAATCTTTTGACGGATGAAAATGAAATTACAGAATTTAAGATACCAATGAAACAGTTTTATGCTATTTTGGCGATTTCAAAAAAATTAGTTTTAAGGGAATATTTAACTAAAAAACCTAGAGAATTTGTTGCTGATGATTATAGAATAATCGTAATGCCAAACTAAAAGGGGTAAGACAAATGTATGATTTTGTAAAACTTTTCAAAGATTATGGTATTGATTATACAACAAAAAGAAATAGGGGGTGGGTGTAAACGTTGAATGCGTGTACTGCACTTCTTCTAGCCATTCAAAGCATTTGGGATTTAATCTTGCTGATGGGCATTGTGCTTGTTGGAAGTGCGGAGGGCATCAGGCGACACCTACATTGGCGAGGTTGCTCGCTATTCCGAGCGGGGAAGTGAATCAGGTTCTTGCTCAGTATGAAACTAGAAATGTTGCGGTTGCTAGATTAAATAAAAGAATTCCATTGGCAAAGCACCTGCAATTACCGACTGATACATTTACACCTGCTGAAAGAAAATATTTATTAAGCAGGAACTTTTCACCTAGATATTTACATGAAAAATATGGGGTTGTTGGTGGTGGTATTGCTGGGGAATGGAAATATAGAATTATTATTCCGCTTATAATCAATGGTAAAATTGTTTCTTGGACGGGTAGAACTATTTTAAGTAAGAAAAAGGCTGATGAACTGAAAATTCCTAGATATAAGAATTTAAGCATTGAAGAAAGTTGTGTAAACCCTAAAACAAGTTTATTTAATCTTGATAACTGTAATAAAAGCAGGGTTATTCTTACTGAAGGTGCTTTTGATTGCTTCATGTTAGGTGATAACTCCATGTGTTGTTTTGGGTCTGCTTTAACTGAAGAACAAATTGCAGTTATTGCAGGCAGGTTTGAAAAGGTTTTTATCTTATTTGATAATGAACCTGAAGCACAAGAAAAGGCAAGAAAGTATGGAATGCAGATTGCCTCAATGGGTGTTGAGGTTGAAGTTGTAAATGCTTATGAAGATTTTAATAAAAATGATGGTGGTGAATTAACACATGATGAAGTGGAAATAATTAAAAATGAATTAGGTGTGTAAAATGGGGAAAAGGATTAAAGATGTGGAACTTGCTGAATTAAGGAATGAATTGGGTAAAGATGGTTATGCTGATTTATTCAAGAAAACTTGGATGTGTTGTAAATATACCAAATCACATAAAAGGGCAAGTGGTAAGGTTTATGAAAATGATGAAAAGAAAATAGCTGGAATAAAAGAAAAATATAAAAATGGTGTAACAAAAGAAATTATAAATGAATGGATAAATAATCTATAAGGAGATAAAAGAAAAATGAAATTCAAGACAAGAAAAGTAAAGTTTGTATGGTCTAAAAAATTTGAAGGTAAAAAGGGTTATGTTGCAAACAACATTAATGAACTGATTGAGATTGTTGAAGGTAAATGTTGTTCTGACATTACAACAATACGACAGAGTGAACACGATGCTTTCCCTTTCAAAGATGACATTGGAAGTGAAAACAGATTTTTCTATCCTGCAAGGAGATAAAAGAAAAATGAAATGGGATGCAATCTATGAAATAGACAATCCTTGTTTTTTGGCAGATACTTTTGTATTTTCTAAAATAATTGACAGAGATTATCGTTTGTATGGTGAAACAATTTTTGTAAAAGTTAATTCAAGCAACAAAATTGAAGAAATCGGAAGGTGTATTGAAGAAAGGATATTTAGTAATATTGAGTATGAAGAATTAATAAAAAGGTCTAGGTTAGCAAGCAAAAAGCATATTGCGTCTTTGAAAAAGATAGATATGCAATTTTATTCACTTAATGCTACTGATTATTCAAAATTAAGGAGATAAAAGAAAAAATGATGAATATGCAAAAAACGACCTTTAGTGGTAGGTTTGAAATATTTGAAAAAAGGTATTGCAACAAAAAGTACTGAAAATGCAGTAAATAGTTCACCTTTATTCATCTAAAATATGCCCTGATTGGCTTGAGTATTGCTTGTGTTGCGTTGTTTTGGGTTAGGCTGATATTTTTATCAACCGAGCCTGAAATAGCGTTATTTTGGGGTATTTTCCTATAATTAAAGTGTATGAGTAGTAAAAGAATAACAGTACAATCCAATGAACAAAATGAATTCATAAAAACACTTCAGAAAATGGCTTATGAGCATAATATGTATGATGTGTTTTGTGATTTTTTAACATTATCCTGCTATGCGTTTGCTAACGTTTCACATTTTAATCAGGAAAGGGAAAATAAATATCTTTCAATAATTGGTAAGTACAAGAAAGATGTGCAGGAGCAATTCCCAAAATTATTAGCGTTGGTGACTGAAGGGTTCGAGCATGGATTCAGGGATTTTCTTGGTGAGGTCTACATGGCTTGCGATTTTGGAAGTGATAGCATGGGGCAGTTTTTTACACCTTATTCGGTATGTCAAGTTTGTGCTGAAATGAGTATTCCTGGTAATCTTGATAAAAATAAAATATATAAGGTTGCCGAGCCTGCTTGCGGTGGTGGTGCAATGATAATTGCCCTTGCTGAGGCATTTTATAAAAAAGATATAAACTTTCAGCAGAATTTGTATGTGGAAATGACCGACCTATCTTGGAATGCGGTGTGTATGTCAATGATACAGATGAGTTTATTGGGAATTCCTGCAACGATAATTCACGGTAATAGTATAAGTTTGGAAGTTTTTGATGTTTTTGAAACACCTATGGTTGGGATAAATTTGATAAAAGAAAGGCTTGCTATTCAGGAGCAGGAAAAATTAGTTAGTGTAGAAGTTGAACCTGAAAAGGTGGAAACTGAAATAAAATTAAATATGCCATTATTTGATATGTGAGGTTGAAGTATGATTGAAAAAGTATTTCAGGAATCAGTTTGTATTTCTTGCGGGAAAGAAACCCCCGTGGTTTTTATTGTTAAAGATTTATTGAATGAGCCTTTATACAAAATACCTTTATGTAGGGAATGTTCCAATAAGTTTGCAGAAGATAAGATAAATAAATTGAAAGAAAAATTAGAATATAAGAAAGGGAAAAATGTTCAATTAATGAGAAAGGTTAAACAAATGAATATTAAATCAAGTAATCATAAAAAAGTTATTACAGAATTAAATAAAAATAATAAGGAGCAGAAATAAATGGGTGATTTTCTTAATTTGAAAGATGCTTTTTATGAGGGTGTTGGGGAATATGGTGTGCCTGAATTGGCAAGGGTAACAGATATTGATATTAAAAAGTGGAAAACTTTTAATTATGCAATGAACACAAAATTACCACCAAAAACGGGCATAACATTTTTTATATGGGATTATCAGTTTGAAAGGGTGTGGAATTATCCTAACAGATATGTGGAAGTATTAAAGAAATTCGATGCGGTTCTTCAGCCTGATTTTTCAACTTACATTGATTTTCCAAAAGCAGTGCAGGTTTTTAATCATTATAGGAATCAGTGGGTTGCAAGATATTGGCAAGAAAGGGGAATTAAAGTTATTCCGACTATTGAATGGGGAACAAAAGATTCTTATAGCTGGTGTTTTGACGGAGTTCCTGAAGATAGCATTGTTGCCGTGAGCAATGTAGGTTGCATGAACAAGAAAGAGCATCGGCAGTTGTTCATGGATGGGTGGAATGAGATGTTGGTTAGACTTCAGCCTAGAAAAATCCTGCTATTTGCACAAAAATTAGATGATTATAAAGGCAATTGGGAGCATATCCCTTATGATTTCAGTATTACAAGTGATGATGAAGAATTTAAGCCTTCAGCAAGTGGAATGCCTTTATTTGATGATTTACCGATATTTTAAGGAGTAAATATGTTTGAGAAAGAAGCAGAAGAATGGTGGAATAATAAATACCGTCCGTCATTGTATGACAATGTAAGTGAGGTTTGGCAAGACGGTGCAGAGTTCGGCTATAACAAGGCTAACGAATGGCACTATGTAAAAGACGGAGATTTACCAAAAGAATTTGACAAGCCTTATCTATGCAAAGTAAACAGTCATTTTGAGGTTGGCTATTTTATGGCATATAAAGAACAACCTTGGCACTTTGATGAATATTATCTTGACAACGAAGATGTTATCGCTTGGAAAGAAATTGTATTGCCTAAGGAGATAAAAGAAAAATGAAAGATAAAGAATATATAAGATTTACTGAATTATCGGGAATAGGTATTACAAGAAAAGAATATGAAGGAGTAAAATTATTTATGGAGATTGAGGAATTGATAAAAGAAACTGAGAATGCTTTTTGTTCTCTTAAAAAAATTATAAGTGATTATTCTGCAAGAGAAGAAAATGCAAAAACAGAAACTAAAATCTTAATGCTTGTAAATAAATGGACTTCACCATATATCGCTTGTACAGAACTTGTGAAGCGGATTGAAACAAATGAAATGTTTATAAAAAATATCTGTAAAGTAAGTGGAACAACTTTAGTAAAAATTGGATATAAAACAAGAGCAAAAGAAGCAAGGGAATTGATACATGTACAGGTAAACAAATGAAAATCTATGAAGAATTAGGCTTAACAAAAGACCAATACATATATCGTATTAGAAAAGGTTTATTGCCTAGAAAAAAGCGAAAAAACAATGAAAGATTTTCGGGATTGGAATATAAAAATAGTCTTGAAAAAATAAAGGCAATAAAAGAAAAATATAAAAATGGTGTAACAGAAGAAATATTAAAAGAAATGTTTTTATAAGGAGAGTGAATAGATATGTATTATAATTTTAAGTGTGAATCCTGCAATAAGGTGCAGGAAGTTGAAATTCCCATTTCAAATTACGATAAGGAAAAAGAAAAGCAGGTTTGCCCTATCTGTAAAGGTAAAATGAAACGGGTGCTTGAATGGCGGGGAATTGCAATGGGTGGTGGTGATGGTTGGTGTGGTAAGAAAGGTGGTGCAACAATATGATTAGATATGTTGGGGTAATTGCTGATAATTTAGAGCATTGTACAATTTGTGGTGGTAATGCTTGGAAATATGTTGCAA